TTGAGGACATTTCTGTCTCCTTTTCGCATCTTCAGTTGAAAAAAACCCATAGGACTTACTATGAGCGGCCATTTCCGAAACCAACCCGCGTCGAGTTCTCTGGACGGAGAACAGGCATCCGTGGGTCGCTTTCTCTTAGATAGCTCTGGTCAACTGCATCAATCTGCTGTTTGGTTTTGCTTGCATAGTAGTCATCCCGCTTCCGCATATTTTCTTCAGCGGTGCGACAAAGCAATAAACCACCAACTTCAATAGACCCTTCAAACCGCGAGTTGTGGTCAGTCAGGACTTGCATTTCAGGATGGTCGTCAACAGGAACAGGTTCCCAACCCTCTCTAAAGCGTTGAGAAACATTCGTGTTGTCGGCTTCCCCTAAAGTGGCCGTGCGTATCCATCGATACACATAACCGTCTACAGGAGTTGGCTCAGGCAGAAGTGACGGAGGTGCCCAGCTTTTTTCGCGCTCACTCATCTCGCGGGTTTCTCTATCACCCAAGCTGGCGGCGGTTCTCGATTCGCGCTTATCACCGTCGAACAGTTCACTATCATCTTTATCTTTAGCCATTCGCTTGCTCCTTCAAAAGCTGCTTCGCGTACTGTTCGTTAGTAATCCCAAGCTTTCTAGCGAGGTCCACTTGGGTCTTCGTGAGTCTGGCTCGCGTTGGTTTTTTGTTACTGCTACGAGTAGCTGGCGCAACCACGGGGGCCACTGTTTCTTCCGATTCAACTTCTACTGAAATACTTTCAGCATCCGTTGACTCACGAACATCAGAAGAAACAGAACTTTCTGTAGAACCATTTTGGTAGTTATTGTTAATTTCGTCAATAGGGAAATGTTTTCGCATTTCCTCATCGATCATCTCGTAATACTCTGAACCATTGGGATGAACTCCCTTTTGCTGCGTAAGCTCATAATGCAAACCCATTGCATAAGCAGTTAGCTTTTGATCTTTCTGGAACCACGGGTTTTTCCTTATCCAATCCGCGTCCCGCTCTGTCAGAGTAATATCAGGTTTTTGCGGTGCGGCAGCGGCAGGGGCCGGGGTTTGGGCAAGAACCTCTCGCTGACTAATCGCTTCCTGAAGCTTGCGTCCGTCAAACATTAACTCGTTAAGCTGTGTCTGAGCAGAAACAATTTCTTCAGCGTTTCCTTCGTCATAAGCTTTAGTCAAGTCTGACTGTGCCTGAGCAAGATCAGCGTCGTTCTTTGCTTTGGTCACATCGAACAAAGCCGAATTACCGCTTTTTAACAAAGCCTTAAGCTGTTCATTCTCCTGACGTATGGTCTGGGCAACATTGATAGCTTCAGTCTGCATACGTTGCGCTGCTTCAGCTTCACGCCGCTTGTCATGAAACTCACGCTTAAGCTGACCAATCCTGTCCTGCGCTCGTTGACCGACACCCTTGATTTCGTCTTCATCATCAGAAGCGCCCTTGTCCAAGAAAGGACGATCTTCTTCCGGGGTGTCATCAATAACCTCAATCTCAAAAAGCTCTTCTTGAGGTTCTTTCGATACTTCGGGTTTTTCTTCAGCCATCTCTAAGCCCTCGTAATGCCGCGTGGGTCTTCCACAACAGCTTCAACATTATCGTCGTTAATAAGACGAAACTCTTTACCGTGGATACGGATGCGGGTTCCCTGAAAAGCACGGAACAGGATAAAGTCCCCTTCCTTACAGTAAGCTCCCGTAGGGAACTTCTTGCTCTGATCTGCCGTCTGGTCGTAACAATCTGGACCCAACTTCAGCACAAAGCCTACCACTGTAGAATACTCTTCAAGCTCCCTGACTATGTCGGGCTTGATGATGCCACCTTCAGTGGTTTCTTCGATTTCGGGGAGGGCTATCAGTATTTTATAGCCACAGGGCTTGGGTAACTGAGAGGCTGTTTCTTCTTCAACTACCTCTTTGAGCGACGGGCGCTCCTTCTCTAACGTCTTCGTCATTCTTTCTGTCTCCGCGAGCAATGCTCGATTCGCGCTGAATTATTACAGGCACAGCGGTATCCTGTTTAGTCATCGTCTTGAAGCTTGCTAGAGAGATCAACCATCTCCCTCTCTACCATAGCTATTCCTTCTATGCGTCCGACCATGCGACTGTACTCAGCCATATCCTTTGCACCACCAGACGCAAGATGGTCTGCCCCGTCGTTCATCTGTTCTCGCATGAACTTCTGTAGACGAGTCAATATGTGGTCGCCTTGTATACTCACTAACGATACCTCCTTGTTTTCTTTGCAATTTTTTTGGGTTGCGCGACGTGCTGCTTACCTTTCTTTGTACCTTTGCGTTTAGCCTTTGTGGTAGCCGCGTATTCCTTGGAGCTTAATTTCTTGATAGCTTTTTCTGGAAGATACCTTTCCCCTGTTGCCTTCTTCCCCTGCGTGGACGGCTTGCCAGACTTGGTTCGCCACTTCTGCTTTGTCCAATTCTTCAGGGATTTCTGGGATTTTTTAAGGGCCATTACTTGCCGACCTTTTTCATCGCTTGCTTGTGCGCTGCGGTAAAGGTGCCACCGTTTCGCATGACCTTTCTCATTTCAGTCATGTGTTTTTTGGTGTGGTGAACGGCGTGTTTCTTCAGGGTGTCTTCCTGACGCTTGGTCAGCTTGCCGGGAGCTTTCTTTTTGACGGCCATTATTTATAACCTCCACCAGCTTTCTTGTACTGGGAAGCCAGCATCTGGGCCTTTCTTGCCGACCACTGTCCCGGTTTTCCGCCTTTGCCTCCCGCCTTAATCTTATTGAACAGGCGTTTACGCATGGTGGGCTTTGTGTAGTTTCCCGCTTCGTTAACTCGTGACTTAGTCTTCTTTTTTGCTGGCATTACCTGCGGCCTCCACAATGTCTTCAGCAATCTTGGCCCCTAGCTTGGCACCTTCGATCTTCTCCTTAGACGAGGTCTCATTGTCATCGACAGCAGCCTTCATGCTTTCCGTTGCAATCTTGGCCCCAATCTGAGCGCCCGTCGTTTTCTCCTGAGATGAAATACGCATCCGCTCTGTCTCTGCCGTTGTCTGGGTTTTGAGAAGGTCAGCTTCGACACGCATCTGGTCTCCCTTGGCTTTCCGCTCGATATCCGCCGCTTGCAATCGAAGCTCTTCCTGCTGCATCTGAACAACGGGGTCTTCCATTCTTTTGCGGTTTTCTTCGGCCTGAGCTTCCGCGATATCTTTTTGCAGAAGCTTCTCTGCGGCAGCGGCCACAAGACCTGCAAGCCTTTGCTCCACGTCGCGTGGCAGCGGCTCTCCAATCGGGGGAAGCTCGACACCAAGCTGCTCTTCAATTTCAGAACGATACTGGAACGCCAGATGTTCACGAAGATGAGCCTCAAGCGCAGCTTGTATTGCAGCAGCGTTAGGCGACTGCTGTACGAGAGCCAGTATCTTCGGGTCTTGTATAGCTGCCATATGGGTACGGATGTGTGCTTCATGATCCTGATAAGCGAAAGCCTTGACGGGCTTCATGTTAATTATGTTCATGTTTTCGCTGACAGGGTCTTCCGGCATAACCTCCGCGCCGACAGGAATAATCTTGTCTACGTTCTGGATACCCAGAGTTTCCAGCATTTGCTTGTGAAGCTGGGGCAAGTCATACATTTGTGGGGCTTGCTGGGCGAGTTGGAGCGCAGCCTGATACTGCATAATCCGCTGCGCCATTGTCGTAGCGTTGGGGTCCGAAACAGGAATTACATCAATGCGGTCATCAAAGTCCGTCTTACGATTGGCGTCTCCATTGACTTCGTAGTCATAGACGGCGGGAAGGAAGTCTTTGATAACACCCGCTAGTATCTTGAACTCGTTACGCAAGGAAGCATGTAGCCGCGCCTGACACGCAGACATGACTTTCATGGATCGTTCAAGGATAGCAAGCGTGGAGCCAACGGGAGCCTGATTGCTCATCTCTCCGATATTCATATCGGGAACAGCCGCATATTTACGGGCTTCGTCAACGATTGTGCCAAGCAACTGGTAAAGAGTTCCAGACGGTTCCTTGTATGGCATGAAGCTTATGTTGTCGCGGATCGAGCCTCCGGGTACATCAACGTCACGAAACTCGCCGGGAGCTATCGGTGAATCGTCACCCTTAATCCGCAAGCCTCGCGTCTTCAGACCTGCGGGAAGATTGCTCAGGGTTCCGGCATCAACTAGCTGGCGCAGAATAGACGTGGCAGACTTTGCCATGCCACCGATCATGTGGGTCAGTCCAATCCCGTAGAACCCAAGTCCCGGCATAAATTTGTAGTGCGAGAAGTGCATACGCCGCATCTTGCGCTCGTCGCCCTTGTTCCAGTTCTTGCGAATTGAAAGAATGTCGCGAGACTGGCTATCGATGGTCACAACATACGGACACGCAATCCCTGTCGGCTCACCGTCCTTCTCGTCTTCGTATCCTTCAAGATCAAGGTCAACGTGCATTTCAAGAAGGGTATAGCGATCATCATACTCGACAGACGGATCATCACCCTGAATGCGATCATAGGCAGATTGTATCTGGCTGTAATCAGGGCTTGGCTCAGGAAGATCAACATCCCTGTAGAACCCCGCCACCTGTAGCTTTCTGACTTCGTTGGTCGTCTTCTTCATTACATGGGTGAACCGCTGACAGCTTCTCAGGTCAGTCGCGCCATACGCCACAACCAAGTCTTCCGCTGGTACAAACACGGCACACGCCCTGCCCATATCTACGTCGTAATAAATTTTCTTGAAGGCTGATCCCGCGAGCGGCAGATGAAACAATAGCTGCTCATGCTCGCTGCGATAGTCAGTCATGACTTCCGTGATCTGGAAGTTCATTTCATTCTGCACACGAAGAGCCTGTTCTTCTTTTTCCGTATCTATGTTGCCAAGCACCTGCGTCTTGACGGGACCGGAAGAAGGAAAGGTTTCCATCATGGAGTGCGCCTGATAGCGAATAATGCTTTCTGTCAGCACGGGATGGAAGACACCACAGGCACCGGGAAACGGCTGTGTTCTGTCTTCGATTTTGAGACCGAGAAGATCAAGACCCTTGATGTATGTTGTTTCCCAGTCTTTGCGGGACATACGGTCTGACTCATATTGACCCATCAACTCCATCGCAAGATGTTGCAAGTCACCGTCTTCCATGAACTCGGCAAGGTTTGCATTGTGTGCGCTGGCGTCTGGGTCTTCGTCTTCAGAGCGCGGATCAAACTCAATGATCACGCCGCCGTCCTCGGTTTCAATCGAAACAGCCTCAGGATTGAGAACACCTATTGATACGTCAGCCTCGTCCTGCTCGGTATCAACCTCGATTACTTCTTCCGTTTCTTCTGGAAACGGTCCACTCACCAAGGGTTTCTCTATAGCCATTAGCCCGTCCTTCCGATCAGTAATACTCTACAGTGTCACGCCAATGCTCCTGCTCCACTTCATCACCGGCAGCGCGGACAAACCCACCCTGCCTGAAACGCAGTAATGCCTGAGTGCTGGAGTCCACCAGATCATCATTAGACCCGGAAGGAAATGAAGCAAACTGCTCTATAACCTCTTCAGCCCATCGGGTCTGTGGTGCCCAAACAATTCCAGAATGGAAAAGGTCAGCAACCGCATTTACCCGTGCAATCTTATCGTTACCGCGACTCGGCGTAAAGTCCGTTACTGGTATACCCATTTGCCTTAATTCAAATATCAAAGGCATTCCTGTTGCTTTTCCTTCGACTATAAATGCGTCTGGTGTCCAGTCACAGTAATGCTCATAAGCTTTTGCTTTGAGTTCTGGAAACTCCATCCTGTCTTGGAATGCATTTAACAGTATCAGGTGATGGTTGTTAGCTTCTTCATTGAACCACACACCCCATGTCGTACACGCAGAAAAGTCGCTTCGTTGTGTTTTGAGGAAAGCCGTGTCCCAAGACTGAATAATAAAATCACAAGGGGGAGGGTCTTCGCGCTCCCACTCCTGCCACCATTCCCTTTTGATAATAGCGCCCTGCTCACTTGTCGGGTCTTGCTGATACTGAGCCGACCACTTGCTTACAGGCAATTCATTCCTAAGGGTTTCGAGTTCCTCAAGCTGCCAGAACTCAGGCCACAACGCGCTACCTGACGGCATGATTGCGGGTAACTCAATAAGCTCCCACTCATCAGAACCCTGCCGCTCAATCGACGCCTTGATAATCTGGCCCGTAAGGTCACGCTGGTGCCACCGCGTCATAACGATAACGATGGCTCCTCCGGGCTGGAGACGCTGGCGTGGGCCTGAGGTGTACCATTCATACACACGATCAAACACGTCAGCGTTATATGCCCCCTGCTGGGCATCCTGTTCGGAGTGCGGATC